ATTTCGATAATATTTACTTTTCAAAGTTCATTGCCAACGTTGCTGGCTATAATCACTCAGGATTCCGAGAGATCATAAATTGGGTACAAAAATACCACTCACTCACGAAGAATGGGTGGTATCTATACAATTGCTTTCATAGCCTTGTCATATTCGATTTTTAATTTTCTTTTAAAATCCTCTATTTCTTCCGGTTTCATACCAGGTTCCCCCAAAGCACATACATCTGGCGTCTCATCATTCAGTATTTCCGTAGCCTTTGGCTGTTCTTCATGCATTTCATCATAATGCACTATCAGCAAACCTTCTAGCTCACACGAAAAATCATAGATATCATCAGGTGTATTTTCCAAAAATTCCTTGATGTAATTCATAATTTTATTAAACATCTTCCCACACCTCCTTAGGATTTTTACGCCTTACAACTGACACTATATCGCCTGTTATTTTATTCCTAATCGCCACTAATTGGAGTTCCGCATCGAAGTAAACTAATTTATTCTCGCCCTCAGTATATTTAGGTATTCCATTAATGAATTTCATCAATGTTTCTTCTGAAACCTCTGGTAACCCCGGCTGATTCAATCTCGGCAGTCGGCTCAATGCGTGAACAGACAAATATATACCCTCTTTTTCAAATCTCACATACGCGTCTTTTGACTTCTGTTTAAATTCAAGAGACCATTCCTTTTTATCAATATCAGAATACGTATCGACTTTCTTTTTCAATGCACTATATTTCTCAGGTTCATTATACTTCATCTGCCGGAACTTCTCAAGACTTCCAATATCAGCTCCAATGATATTCTTGTACCGATAATACTGTTTTGAATCTCTGTCAGCATTTCGAATCATATCCGTTGTATATCTTGCATTCTGAATTTTTGTATTTGAAGCTATAAAACCGCGCATATCGTAATAGATACGCTCTCTTTCTTCTGTCAGCCCCATCTTCTTACAGAATCGGCTATATTCATTCAACTGCCCCTGATACTTCGCTCTTGCAAGCATCACATCATCCGGATCAGCGTTACCAGTTTCCAAAAGTTTCACCTTTTCACGTTGCGCCCTCATGGCTGTTTCCATTTTTCTCTGCTGTTGCTTCGCTTCGTACAAGGTGTACTCTTTCCCACCGAAGGTTTTCGGAATATTCTCTTGCCGCTTTTTCTCTTCCAGCCACTCATCCGTCCAGTTGCGTTCGGAAATGCCCGGAAAGAATGGATAATATTCGTGATAGCAGTTAACGCCTAACAGACCTGTAGCACTACCAAGACCACACACATTAACAAGCTGTTCCCTCGTCCAAACCTTTCCCTGCCACACTGCGTGGGTTGGTCGAGCTCCAGAGTGCCAAGCGACTTCGAAATGATCTGCACCCAGCTTCTCAGCATTGTAGTCTGTGATCTTCCCTGTTATCTGAGACATACCTGTCATAATCGCTCTTCGTGCTGCTACGTCAATCCGGTTCGCTCTACCAGATACATAATCTATCTGTCTCAGCCCGCTATTGGTCAGTTGTGTGACTACTCGCCTGAGAACCGAGTTATAATCAAAGGCACCGGATACGATGTCCATACATGCAGCATCAAGAAAACCTTGATACACCTGTGCAAGAGGTGTTAGAATTCGCTTTCCATCTCCATAGTCGAGATAAAACCCTAGTGACTGCGTGATATTGTCCAACTCATCCCTTGTCTGCCTCTTAATGCCTTCCATAATCTGCTGCAACTGTTCATTCTCTTCGTAAGGGATATACTCAGCGTTAATCTGTTCGTATACATCCTTATTCCTAACGTATTCCCAGTTAATCACCTGATCGTACAATTCAAACATTTCTGGATATGTGGCGTTCAATGTCTCCTTCAGAGATGCCTCGATATCCTCAGAAGAATAGCCTAATATCTTAAGCCGGTTAATCTGCCAGTCTGCAGTGCTTGTGATTTTTCCTGTCATATTAATCCTGCGGACAATATCTTGCATAATCCTGCCTTCAAGAGCAGTAAACCTGGCAGTCATTTTATCAACCATCTTGTCCTGGTATTCTTTTCGCATCCTACTCCATCACCTGACTTTGTGCTGGCAGGTTCTCTTCTGCCTCTTCCAATGTCTCGCCGTACCACTTGGCTCTGTACTCTGCGTGGCTCATAACGCCCATAGATACATCCTGCCGATCCTGCTGACGTTCCGACTCTTCATCGGTCAAAATGGAGTCACTGAATTTACAACTAAGCTCGTATCCAGAGCGGTACATTTTGTTGTAAAACGCCAAGCCTGCCACAAAGTCTCTCAGGCACTCTTCGAGCTTTTCTTCTATCGCATTAACACGGTTGTACTTGCGCTGCTTCGATACCTTGATCTCTGTTGCTGTCTTCGATACCTCCTGCACATCAGACAGATCTCCATAAGCAAGCCCTACAATGAATTCTATCTCTCTCTTTACCTCTTCAAGCCCACGCTTATAGGCTTCGTCTCTGAGTTCTGGTGAATACTCTTTCAGAAGTTCTTGATCTTTGCCAGCGTCTAACTCTAAGCCCCTGTACAATCTCTTATTAAGCCTTGCCATGCCGAAGCGCCCAGTAGCCTTATCATGTTTGAGCGCCCTAGTAGCTACGTGAATTGCTCTTTCACCGGATTCATATTCCCAGTCAAGTTGACTTCCTCGCAGATCTGCTTTCTTAATTCGTTCTCTGGCAGCGTCGAAGATAGACACGCCACACGCTGAGCCATCTATGTTATTCTTAATCGGGTTCCGGTAATATCCAAAGTCCATCTGCTGCATCCCTCGAAACATTACTGGACCTGGGTTGATACCTGCCCATTCTTCCACTTCTTCCAGGGAACAAGACTGCCCGATATCCGAAGAATCCTGCGAATGATAACATTTGTTTGAAATTACAAGGTTACCGTCTTCAAAATAATGCCTTTCCACCCTCGTGAAGTAATCGTTTTCTCCCACTCTTTTCAGCGTGAAAAATGCAATATCTGTCGGTTTCCCATCGTCCCCAAATGAGATCGGAACGAACTTATCCGCGGTGACAAATTCTGCCTTGTCCGCCCCTAGAGGCTTTAAAATAAAAGATCCAAGTCCTAAACCATCCTGCAGGTTTTCATTCAGTCCAGAAATCGCCTTTTGATACGACTGATTCAAGCGATCTATACTGATATTAGACTCCATCTCAGACAGCACCACATCGGCGAACTCTCTGCATATCCCCTGCTCAATCCGAAGAGATTCAATAGAATCAGTCAGCCATTCGGCATTCCCATTAAGCATGTTTTTCCACTCGTTAATCGCATCTATCATCCTGCTAGATAGAGCTACGTCTTTCCCGACGATTGTTTTCAGTGTTGTATACCCAAACATACGCCTTATTCCTTTCCACATATTTTCAAATAGTCCCATCTTCCACCTCTTCTATCAGGTATTTCATATCCCGCTCTATCGTGTACTCGAATGCATCCAAGCTGTCGATATCTGTGCTGCCATCGTCCAAACGCTCATCCTTTCCGACAACCTCTTTATTCCAGACCGCATCAGAAAAGGCAGTCTGAAGAGATTCGCAATCTTCTGTAATAAAAAACCGTCCTGCCCCCATGAGCTTGACGGTACATCGGATCCGGTCATTGATAATCTCTTTCTTTGCCTTCCTCACGCTGATCCACGGAAACTGCTTTTCTACGGCGTTCCTGATAGAATTACCAAGAACTGTCTCCGCATTGTCGTAGTAAACCGTTTCCACATTGCAATATTCCACATAATCTCCACGTTTCACGACAACTGCATACTTATCTATTACCTCCTGCACAAACTCACAGAACATGGCATCTAACATATTACTGTCGATATCCTCATTCTCGTCCTTTGGCATGATCCTGCGAGACTTCAGTGCAATCACGTCTCTGTAATCATCTGTATATCCCCTTGCGACAAAAGAATGACCGGACTGATTTCCTCCAAAGTCAAGGCCAATCTCTATTGAAGTAATATCTTCTTTTCGAAACTGCTTATACTCTTTATCCGGCGCGGGCTCATCTACAATCTGACACCGGAATGACTCTGGATTGTCTGCGAATCTCTTATAGATTGCTCCTTCTGCACGTTTCCATAACCCCAAAATCAATCTGTCATAATAGATCGTACCTTCGTATTCCTTGCAAAGCTGCTGCACAAATTCTTCGGGAAGATATGGATTATCGAATATCGTGTATCTTTGAAGGTATATATCCAGTTCCACATTATCCAGAAATTCTTTTAACCAGTGTGTTGGGTTCTCCGGATTGCAGGATCCATCAAAGCAGCTGTACGGTTTATCAAGACGGGATTTCAACATCTGGAACACTTCTTTGTTCCACTTCGCAATCTCATCGCCATAACAATACTTGATGGATGCTCCCTGTATTTTTGCTACCTGGCTAACTTTTTCAGCGCCAAGGCAATATACATCCTCCCCGCATATCCTTGCAATGTTCCGATTGTTAATCGTACCAATCAGCTTATCCGTATAGATTTCTCGCATCGGCTGTAAGACGTTTCGTTCGATAGATTCTTTGGATACGCCAAGTATAACATTTAGCCCCGGCTTTCCTGCTCTTTCTCTAATCCGAAAAGGAATTACAAAGGCAGTATCTACATAAGATTTACCAGAACGGACCGCACCCGACTTAATGTTCCAACGATGAGTCGCATTTACGATATACTCATTCTGCTTGCTGCTTAACTGCATTCTCATATACTCCTTTTAATATCTGATCCAGCTTTTCAATCGCCTCTTCCGTCTCATTTTCTCCTGTAACAGATTGTTTTCTTGCTTTCTTGAGTTCTGTATCTGCTTCCCGATTCCGAATGTTCTCTTCTGGTTCTGCAGACTGTCCGGAATACTTAGCTACAAAGGTAGCAGCCTTAGTATTTCCCATGAGAGCTTCTTTGATCTGCGCCATCAATAAAGCCGATTCCAAAGTACACTCAATACCAAGCGCCTCTAGAACCGGTTTCCATTCTTCACTATCTATTTTAGCGGTCAAAAGCATGTTCAGCGTCTTCCGGAAATCTGCTTTCCGGCGCCTCGCTTCTCCACTTGCTTTACCGCCTTTTATTGCAATCTCTCGTAGTTCCCCCGTGGTTCGATTGCCAAATCCTTTATCTTTTATGTTTTCATAACCTGCCACTTCACCACCTTCCAATCCATCTATTTTTTATTACTAGATACAGCAGGACTTGAACCTGCGACCGCCCGGTTATGAGCCGGATGCTCTCACCAACTAAGCTATGTATCCATATTTCTGCATGAGAAAAGCACCCCGGAGGGTGCTCTGAATTGTCACATCTCAGATATTTCAATCCCTTTCTCTTTCCAATATTCTTTCATTTTATCAAAATATTTCCAATCTACATCTGGTACAATTATTTTGAATAACTCACTTCCACTTCTTGTTAAGTTCACCTGTCCGCATGGAAGATCCTTTTGTGGAATTTTAACTTTAAATCTTTTGTTTCCATAAATTACTATTTCTTCTTCATCACTAGGAATCAAATATCCAGTTAAAGGTTCATATTCTGTAAGTCCCAAACTAGTTAAATCTACAATCTCCCCAAATTGCATATCTATTCTATACTTTTCAAAATCAGTAACGCTTGGTATTGCCACAACGGGATCTAACTCACCATCTATAGTTACAGTAATTACATATGTGCACAGCTTTCTGAATGAATTTGCAGACATCCTATCCATTGTTGCTAATGTGTTTACCAATGACCTTGAAATACATCCTGGTTTATTGCATTCTTCAGCTAATATTTTCCCAAATATCAACTTCATATCTTCTCTGAATATATTTCCTGCTTTATCCATAAAATTAGACAACCAATCATCTTCAACACCTTTTATATCTGAATCATCAGATAAATTACCTAATGCTATTTCTACTATGTCGTTTTGGTTAATATATGCCTTAATTGTCTTTCTAGCAGAACTTATTGTAGCCGCTCTTGCCAACAGTGGCATTGAATCATTCTTCTTTATTTCATCAACAAAAAATTGAACTGCTTCCTCCATATCTTTTCTTTTTCCCCGTGGAATAAAAGCAAATCCAACAGCACTCGAAAGCTTATCCAACAAATTATTGCCAAAATCTCCTAGTGCCTCAAACGCTTCCTTGGGTAATAATGAAAAATTATCCAACATATTCTTTCCCCCTCTCATCTTTCATTAACGAACCTATTTCCATAATATCCCACATTTCAACATTATGCAATAAAATACACCTCATATTTCTACAAGGTGTACTTTCTAAGATTTTATATTGTTCGGGCGGGGGTGGGAGCTGGAAGTAATTCTAGCTTTTCTAGAATAATTATAACACATCTAAATTATAAATGTTATAAATCTTTCAATGTGTTTCTTATAATCTGGGATACCCTTGCCTGCGTATACCCCAGCATCTCCGCTGCATCAGTTTGACTCATCCCCTCCAGATATACCATCTCCATGATCTGCTTCTCAATTCCTTCTGGAAGAAAAGCGACAGACTCTTCCGTTTTTCTAATTTCTTCCATCAGTTCTTTCTGCCTTTTTTCTTTTCCACGGATACGATCCTTGATAACCGTTGCTGCCCTTGGTTCGTCCATCCGAACGGTAACGTGTTCTTCTATGTACGGGAAATCTGTACTAGATCTCGTTACTTTCCCAGATATCTCTGGTACATTCTCAAGCTGAGCATACAGCCTGTTCAACTGTCGCCCGATTATCTCTAGTTCTCGCTTGTTCTGCTTATGCCTACTAATACTTATCAACACTCCATCTCCTTATTTACCATCCGTTGTATCGCATTTATGATCATTTCTCCATCTAGGTCAGAATACATCCCTATATCCCTACGGAAAAACCGTTCACATTCCGCTTTCCCTTGTAATGCTGCTCTGTCATCTGGATGATTGTACAGCCTACGGAGCGCTCTTCTATAGTCTTTAACCGCTTGCTCTACCACGGCGACACATAAACGCTCATACCCCTCTAGATTACAACTATCGTGCTTCATGGTTCCATCTCCCTTTTAATGTCATATTTCTTTGCCATATACCCCGTTACGTCCGTGATCTGATACGGCGGTCTCTGGAAGCGTTCCAGTGCCTTATCCGATACCTGACCTTCTTCCAGCTCCTCATGGTGCTGCTCCCTATCCAGCTTCTGCAGGTGTCTGTCTCTGCGTTCTTTATGCACGATCATCACCACCCTTGTACCTCTCTGGAAGTGGCTGCCATGCAATACATCTTGCTTTTGTTCCACTCATATCACCGCTCCAATGTCCATCAAATTGCCAACCGATACCATATGTTTTAAACATGCGATTGTATTCTCCGTATCGGGAATATTCATACCAAACCAAAACTTTTTGCCCTTCTTCCGGCAATCCTTCTTCTACCGGATTCCAACCGTCAATATTTCTTTTATACCTTTTCGCAATCTCTGCACAATCTTTTAAAAATTCTTCCGATGCTGGCTCTATTTCGACATCTTCTAAAGATTTGTAGTTGCTAGAAACATCCGCATCTCCACATAAAACTAAATACTTATTGAAAATTTTATCTAACTCTTCATCGAATCCTTCTACGCAATACTTTTCAAAAAGATAATCTTCCATTTCCTTATTAATTGATTTTATATTTTCAACATTAATACGCCCACCGTCTCTATATCCAATCCGATACCATTCGCATCTACTGCAATTATTACATTTTGGCATTTCGTCCATGTGAGAACGAATAATCTTCTCCACATCTTTCACAGCAATTAACAGTTCTGTATACTTTGAAAATCGAATTCTTTCAGATACTCCTATCTCTTCCAAAATCTTTTCTAGTACGTTCATTTACTATTCCTCCACTTCGATTCTAATAAACTTCATTCCACTAGCATTACCGTTCAGTTTCTTGCATATAGCACAACTTATTAAGTCTCTCTTTTTCCTAATTTAATCCACTTTTTCATATGTTTTCTCAAATATATCCGGCTTACATGGATAAAGTTCTCCATTTACGCCTTTAATGATGTAATCACCCACTCTGGCACGCATATATCCCTCTAATGTTCTAATATACAAATCACATGGAGGATGTAACGGTGAAAAAGACATATCCATTAATGTTCCATTTTCAAATGCTTCTATTGCCCATTCTGGAACATAATATTTTCCGTCTGAACCTTTTAAATCTCCATCATATTGGAATGCTTCAATCTCAACTGGTTTCTTTCTATACTTTGCCATTGTTTACCATCCTCTCCTAAATATTAAATTTAGTTAATCCAGTCTAACCCAACCAGTAGTATAGGACACGCACTACTGGTTATGATTTTTGCTATAAAATCTATACTACTGGTATGGGTTCTATACTATTGGTTGCGATTTTCCTCTATCATTTCCAGTATCTCTCCCTGCTCTTTTTCGGTTATGATCTCCAGTGCGTATGCCATAGCCACTTGTCCTCTCATATTGATTTCTTGATCTCTGCATATTGCACCTCTTAACTGTATTTCGATCATTTTGAAAAAGAGCGTTCTTCTTTCCTCTTCTGTCATTTCTATCTTTCCTCCTGCTGCCACTTCTCATTTCTATGGTTGTATAAAATCGAACAGCGTTGGCGTTTCCATCTCGGTTTCTGCCTCCTGAAGATATCCCACTCCGTCCCGGAAGTAATCTGCATTTAATTCACAGCCCTTTCCCCGGCGCTTCATTTTCACAGCCATCATCGGGACTGTCATAAGTCCTCCGAATGGATCATAAACAAGATCGCCCTCGTTACTGTAACGGTTGATAATTCTTTCCACGATATCCAACTGCAATGGGCATACGTGCATCTGCTTACGTCTTCTGGATTGTGTTGTATTCAGTGTCCGCATTCGGTTGATGTCGTCCCATACTTCCAAATCATTCCAACTCCCCGGCGCTACTACCATGAAAGTGGCTGGAAGCTTTCCATCTTTATCCAGAGATTCCGCAAGTTTAACATGCTCCTCGTAACTGTATACCGACTCTCTGCTGTATTTTCTATATACTGCCTGTAAGTTCGCCACGGATATCTCTTTCAATTCTTTTTTGCTTACCAAGCGGTCACCGGAACTTCTCCAGTAGCCATGTGCATCAATCTGCCACTGCGCTCTTGTGTATTCTTCTTTACTCTTTTTTACTGGATCATCTGCGTATGCATTGGAACGATCACTCGGAAGTTTGCGAAAAAGTAACACATATTCCGGACATCCGACTCCCATTTTGGAACCATCCTTACATTGCTCTGACCATCCCAGCCGGTACGTCTGATTATTTTCACGTACCACATCCGTAACGACCGTAATCATTCCGAAATACTGAAACCCATGTTTCATGTAGTGCTCAATGCACTGGGCATGGAATGGCTCTATCGTCGGCATTCCTGTACCGGTTGCATTTCCGAACAATACTCTGTCTTTCACGTGGATGGCTGCCACTCTTCCTGGCTCCAGAATCCGATATAATTCCGGCGTTAAAAAGTCCATTTGCTCGAAAAAGCGCTCTGTGTTCTGATTGTGTCCAAAATCATTATAGTTTGCACTGTATTCATAGTGATTTCCAAACGGGATAGACGTGTGTATCAATCCTACACTGTTGCTCTGCATTCTTCTTGTCTCTTCCACGCAATCATCATGGACTGCTTCATAATTTTTCCCTTCTACTCTCACCGTTTTCACTCCCATCTTCCGTTTCATTTTCTCTTCTTTCTTTGCAGATGATAAACCGTATTTTTTCACGATTTCTATCATTTTCTTGACCATGTGATTATGATCTTCCCATTTTCGCAATAGTGTCTCTTTGATCTGCCTTTCGTTTTCCATGTAAATAATATCAACAATAACCGGCTTATTTTGCAGAAAACGATAACATCTATGTACCGCCTGAATAAAATCATTGAATTCATAATCGATGCCGAGAAAAATCTCTCGGTGGCAATGCTTCTGGAAATTGCACCCAGAGCCGGAAAGAGATTTCTTTGTAGCAAATAGCTTAATTCTTCCCTCCGAAAAGTCTATGACCCTTTTTTCTCTTGTGTCGTAGTCCTGCGAACCATAGATGTCAACTGTCTCCGGCAGCGCTTTCTTGATCGCATGGCGCTCTGCTTCTTGATCATGCCACAATACAAAGTGATCGTCTGGCGCGTTTTCTACGATTTCTTTCATTTTTTCAACACGGACGTCTATGCTGTTTCTCTTAACTTCCGCTGCTTCTTTTAATCCTGCTGCCGCGTCTTGAAAAAGAGTGATCTGCCCATCTTTTTCCGTAGCATCTCCATAGTGTACCGGTATCTCATGCCATCGGACCTCCAGCGGCGGCAATTCATATCCATCATCGGAATACTCCGCATTTAAGTCCGATGGTTTGGTAATAAATAGTGCCCAGCTGCTTACCCACAACCAGAACTCATCTTCCATATTCGGATATAATGTTAGGTTATTGGCTTTGGTGCTGTCTCTTTGAAAAAATCTTGTCAGCGCTTGTCCGGTGTCCATGACCTCTAAGTATCCTGCGTAATGAATCAGCTCTTTGTACCGGTTCGGGGATGGCGTTGCGGTTGCCACTAACTTATATGGTACATTCTTAAACTTATCCAGAAATGTCTGATAAGTCTTGCTTCCGAATGACCGAAGCACGCTCGCTTCGTCCAGGGATGTCGCTGAAAAATAATCCGGCCGGATATCTCCATCTCTAACACGTTCATAGTTGGTAATCACAATCTCACTTTTCGACTTCTCTACCTCTTCCATTGTCCGGCAATATTCCGGTTTTTCGTAACCTAAGAGTTCTACCGCGTCTCTGGTAAATTCCTGTTTTACTCCCAGTGGCAATACGATAAGTGCCCTGCCACCTTCGTGCACTGCTGCCTGATGGCAGAACTCTAATTCTTGCACCGTCTTGCCGAGTCCGAACGACTCGAACAGTGCTCTTCTTCCGCCTTTTAACGCCCATGCCACCGCATCTCTCTGATGTGGCAGTAATGCTTTGTTGATCTTCCCCTGTTCTATTTCGAACCCGCTTTCCGGTGCGATCTCTATCTTTGTTTTTAAAAATTCCAAATAATCCATCTTCTTGAAAGGAACTGACATGTCTTTTCTCCGGCCAGAGTTCCGACTCCTTTCTATCATTTTGTTGATGTCAACAAAATGCTTTTTCTAAAAATCAAATACTACATCTGGTGCGCTTACAAATGACACACCACTCTCTTTTCTATTTTCAAGCTCGATTTTCCGGATTGCTTTTTGAATCTCACTATCTTTTTCTTTGACATATACATAACCATCCGGAGCATACAAACTCTTTACTTTCCCGTTGATCCGGTCAAGAATCGTTTGATAAGACATATGATTCTTCCTTCCTGCCTCACGAACGGATCTGTAAAAATCTATGATCTGACCGCAGCTGTCTATTTTTACGACAGATCTCTCACAATTATTTTTTCTTCCTGTTATTTTCCCAAGTTGCTCTCTTGTACTAATACCGATATTGCTCAATATATCGTCTGTAATGCACATATTTTTATGATAAGCAACACAACCGTCTTTAAGTTCCCCATAAAACGTTCTCTGCATAAGCTTCATTACCACATGCTCTTTGCAATTTAACTTTACACATCTGCGACCATTTGACTTTTTAATAAATGGATGTATCTCTTTATATCGTCCATTCTTCAGTGCTCTCCGGATATTTCCGTAGTAGTTGATCTGATATTTCCCTCCATATCCGGGAATGTCATACCACTCATCAATCTTGATCTGATCTATCCTCATGATTGTTCACCTCCTGGCTCCTCATACTCCACCGTATACTCTTTCTTTCCCTTAGCGTTTCCCGGCACAACCCGATAACCGATCTGTACCCGATATCCTGCTTTCACTAACAGCCCAGCAAGAGTCAAACGATCTTCTTCATTCAGTCCGGCGCTTCCACCTCTAATGCTCCTTATAACTGCCATCCTTACTTCTCCTTTATTTCTTCTATCTGTTCCACTGACTTAATTCCCAAAAGTGCCAGTTCAAGTTTCCGCATATCGTAGTTTCTGCTTGTGAAATTGCAAAACCCTACCGCCTGTTCCTGCCTTAACTCCGCGATCGTCGGTGCATACTTGCTTGAGCGAATATGCCTCATCAAATTCCTTGAAACGGTCTTGTAATCCATATCTGCGAGCAACAGATACCATTCGTCAAATATCTGTTGGGTTGTCACCGGACATCTTGTATACCCCCCTCGCATAGCTTTCACGATGTTTTTAAACTCTTCTCTTGTCACCAGCTATCCACCTCACTTATCCGGTCATGTTTGGCGGTCTCTTCCTGCCTTGTCTGACTCTTACGCTCCCAGGTGCGTACAGCAGCTTTCCAGTCTTTCATTTTATTTTTTCCAATCATCCAGCCTTTCGAGGAATAAAAGTCTACAAAGGCTTGAGCATCCAAACCGTTACATCGACTTTTGCAATAGTCCTGCACCTCTTCGAGAGAGGGCGGTGTAAACCGCACACTATTACTTATATTTTCCTTTCTTTCCTTCTTATTCTTCTTCCCTTCTTCTATTGTTGTTAATAGACTGTTAATAGGCTGTGCCTTGTCTGTGGTGTGACTGTTATCTGTCTGTGATTCTGCCTGTGATTCACATTGGTAACTATCGTACTTAACCACCGTAATTACGGAGAATTTGCTATATGATCTGACTGTGATTTCGCCTGTGCTCTTTAAATGTTTAATTGCAGTCCTAACTTCATTCGAAGTTAATTCCAATTCAACTTGAAGCTTGGGGATTGAGGTTGCAAACTGTCCTCTTTTAATCACAATTCCTTTAAACTCTCCGTCTTTCCAATTTGCCTTGAGAAGACAATGCAGAAAAAGGCTTTTTGTATGTTCATCTCTGTACCAGCCCCACTCTAAGATCTTCCGGCTGATTTTGACATAATTACTCATATTCGCAATGCTATCTGCTCCTTTCCCCAGTGCCGGAAATACCGGCACCAGAAAACATCTTTTCAAAGTTACATGCGATACACTAGGTACATTTCGACTGGTACCTATAGCAAGCCTTCCGGCTAACTAACATAATAGAATTCTTTCCGGAACTGTTCTTCTGTTCCGTAGTGTGCTATATAATATTCCTTGCATCTTCGCCTTAACTCCTTATCAACCTTACTGGCTTCTTTCCCCGCATGCACCCCGTTCGGATGAAGCGTTGGAAACAATGGAGCTATAAAACCGTACTTCTCACACAATTTTCGTTCTCTTGGTGTATGGCTAAAAACGTGATGTCGTTCAACCCCATATCTCCCTGTGTACATGCAGCAGTCCATATCGTCCGTAAAGATACTCCATAATCTTTTCATATCTCTACACCATATCTTTCCTTTAACAACCGCTTCTCGTCCGGCGTTGCGATTTCAGCATCTGAGATACCTGCATCTTTGCACTCGCTTATAAGTCCAGTGATCAGCCTCGCCATCTCTTCGCTGTTATATGTATGAGAACCTCTTAACAGCTTATAGGTCCGATACATAATCCCATCCAAACCCTCTCGCACCTGCGAAGTAGGCTGAAGGTGATAATCCATCGCGTTATTCACCTTCTTTTCTGCCAGTTCTGTATCTGGTATGGTAATACATGCAGCTTTCCCCTCAAAGATTTCTAGTTGTCCGTACAGCCGGAGCATTTTGTTGTGTATCTCTTGGTTCGATACTTGCAGAACCTTTGCAAGCTTCGTGCAAAGCACCCAGTAATAAGCGTTAGCATCGAGACTCCTCTTTCGCCTGTATTTTTTGATTTCCAAGCTTAGTTTTTCGCAATCCTTGAATTCCTCATAAGCCTCTCGGAAGTCCTCACAAGGCTCAAATAGCAACGTCAAACGCCCTGTTATGTAATCAATAATTGGTTCCTTTAACTTTCCAGTGAATTTCACTAATCATCACCATACCGATCTTTTAATGCCTTCAACATGTGTGCAGCCTCTGTCTCCGTAAGTGTATCCCAGGTTCTTCCATTACTGACAACCCAAGCATCACCATCAATGCCATGACTTACACATAAACTCTGAATTGTCTTAATCTTAGCTTCTGAAGCTGTCTTTTCTCCGGTATATGGAATCTGACTTTCCATTTTGTTGTATTCTTCTTTTAACCACAAATCAAAACCCAAACCTGTGTGTATAGCTACACATTTTACAAACGCTCGACACATACTATTCCAAACTCTTTGCTGACTCATGGAGTTATCTTTTACAGGGTTCGCTCCATTCATAACAGGCGTCTGCATCTCATAAACATTATCATCGATCACGACACGGATTCGTGTCTCATAACACCTATTCTGAACACCATTTTTATCCACAAATGCAACATCCGACATTCTTAAGCTATTTCCTGTTTTCTCATTTTCGATTGGCTCCCAGTATGCTTTTTTTGCCCCATTCTTGTGCAAAAGATCTATACACATCGCCCAATTTAAATAATCCAGTCCATCTCTCTTTTCACAAAAGGGCTTCACATCAATTTTTCGCATTTCATCATATGATTTTAAAGCCATTACAACATCCTCCTATAACCATCTATCAAACAATCCTCACAGATTCTTTCACCGTTAATATCATAAAAATAATCACCTTCATATAATGCGCACCCACAACAATCACATAAGATTACTGGAACTTGATCATCTGGAGGTGTTGTTTTCCAATCATCATATCCTGGTATCATGCAATTGCCTCCTGAAAAACCATTTGACCTGTACACTCTTCTGTGATTTGTTTCCTCAGTCTTTCAGAACAACTCCGTTCCTTGCGATTCTGCTCTTTCAAACAGTCACATCGCTCACCTGGATCTAAATTACATCCACAATGTGGGCAAGTATTGTAATAAGCCATACCTACTCCTCCTTAATGACTCCACCAAACAACACATCAAACAGCCTGTCCACTGCTTTCTTTACGTGATCCGCATTCCAGTCAATGTTCTTCATATCGTCTGGATGAGCTTCTTTCTTCGACAAGCCTTTCAGTCCAATCTTAACCGCATTTATAATTGTTTCATCGATCTCTTTTTCACTTACGTCACCATCTTTCATCATGTTCCTCTTAAGATGATCGCAAAGGACAACTAAATCTGTTAATACTTCCAACCAAGTTCCGTTTATACAAATTTCTCCATTACCTACTTTAATCATTTGACTAAACTCCTTTACTTCGATATAATTTAATTGGTTAATTTTCAGAGTGCTTACGCCTTGCCGGGCATATGTAAGCGCTCTACATTTTTGCATAGAATTTAAAACTACTCTCCTCTAAATTCACGACACCTTTCTCGTCTACTTCTACGGTCCAATGCTTTTTGTCATTATTATCATCAATGTACGTTCCCCATGTTCTATCATGCGAAAAAGAAGCCATACTGAGTCTGTCCATACCGTTTTGCTCGATAATCCTCTGGATCGCTTTCAAGTGCTCTGCAATCTCCAGACCAGCTTTTATCCACTTCGCTCTATCCATCTTCCTCACCTCCTTACAATGGTCCTGCCATCCGGCAGTAAACCAGCACTACAATCAGGAATAACCCTGCTGCTACCATCCCAGTACCGAATCCAATGAAAAATCCGGTTAGGGTGTCTTTTTGCTTTCGTCTTGCCTTAATACTGTTACTTTTCACTGCTTGTCCCTCCCCTCTACCGCCTAAGCGGTTTTCTCTAATTCGTATTCAATCACTGCCTCTTCTTGCTCTTCCAGCAGGCTGATCATAATCTGCATAATTTTCACCATATCTGGTTTCACTTACACCACCTCTCTAAACTCTATGTATTACGGGTTGTACGTGTTTCCTATAATTTAATTGCCTTATCTGAAAACCCGACGGTTACAGTTTTCGACTTTTCGCCAATATAACCTTGTTCATACTTAAACTGTTCTCGCATACATTTCCCACATTTTGGACAATAATTTGCATCTTCCGGCAATTCTGAAAAACACTTCGGGCAATACCGTGCCTTATCGTTTGTTTTCCCTATGATTAAAGGCTTACGATCGCTTGAGCAATAAAAACTATCTCTAGTAGACATCAGCGACCATTCTCCATTTTCAAACGTAAGGTTTAGATAACTTCCGCATGATGAAATATCTTCACCATTTACTTCTACTTTTGCTTTGCCTTTTTCCATACTAATTTTTAGCGTTTCTAATTTTTTTACCCCCATCTACTACACCTCCTCTTTTACTTGCATATTTTTTTACTGTCTCCTATACTTTAATTACCAAGCGAAAATCGAAATAACTAAAAGGAGAAAAATATGGATCAGCTATCAAAAAAAATTATTAAAGCCCTGGAATCTTCACCGAATTACACTTGTATGTTTTACGTTGATAAAGAACCTTTTTCGGACATTGCTCCCTATCCTCTCGTATCAGCTGCCATCAAATATCTTACAGATAACGGTTATTTGGATGAAATTGTCCGAAATGAAAGAGTGATAGGAATCAAACTTTCACATAAATGCTTGCACAGAAAGTACTTTACGTGGGTTTCTATCAAATCTTTTCTGTTTCGGAGCATACTTACACCTATTCTTGTTTCTTTTTTTACTACCCTAGTAACGCTACTACTGACAAAGTTGTTATAATGGAAATCATCATACTGAGGAAAATAGTCCACATGTAGTGGATTATTTTTTTATCTATTTCCTTGATCCAATCATCCTCTCTTTTCATCTACTACACCTCCTCTCCTGGTTCTGTCTGAAACAGATAGCTTAATGTTTTATAATTTGAAATATTTTTCAAATTATGATAAAATTCTTCCATAAATTGGAATGAAAGGATTTTAATTATGGACAATTCTTTTACTGTGAATGCAGCTTTAATTGCCGCCATATCGGCGATTATCGCACCAACAATAACCACCTTTATAAACCGATACGCAGACATTAAATTGAAAAAACTTGATGTCTTTCAAAACGCCAAACGTAAGGCATATAATGATTTTGCAGAATCTTTTTCTGTCCTATATCACGCTACTGTTATGGAGGGTAAAGAGCCTATCCGGAAAATTCTTTCTGCTACATATCAAGCAATGACCTATTCCACTCCAAAAACACGAGAACTCTTAAAAGTATTTTCTAAGAACATCGAGAAAGGACATTGGGACTCATATGAAGAATTTGAACTTTTACATGAACAATTTTTCTCATGTATCGATGCTATGAAATCAGAACTATATAAAGTAAAATAATTAGTCCAAGTAACTGACCTGATCGCATAATACAATTTCCAAATGTGCTGTCAGGTTTTTTTGTTGTAAGCACGCATCCTATCAATGATAGTGACAGTGCCACTAATGCTGCAAATAATATCGTGGTCTTCACACCTCCTCTCCTGGCTCGAATGCATAGAATTGCATTGGATCAACGTCTAAATGACTACATAGTTTTAAGAACTCATCTACTCTCAAATCTCTATCTCTCTTTTCATTCATAAGGCTGTCATAAAGAACCATATATGGAAGTTTTGTCTTTCTAGAGATCTCTGAGAGATTAAAGCCTTTTTGTCTAACATACTCAGAAACCTTTTTAGTTGCTCTGTCCAATTTCTCACCCTCTTTCTTAGTTTCTCAGAACTTGTTTATATATTATTCCATGATTCTCAGAATGTCAATAGTTTTTTCTAATATTCTTAGAAATTTTATTGACACGCTAAAAACTAGGTGATATATTCAATTTATAAAATAAAAGCGAGGTGTAAATCATGAAACATAAAATAGGTGAAACATTGAAAAAGTGTAGACTTGATGCGAATAAAACTGTAAAAGAAATATCTGATTTACTTATTTCTAAAGGATTTAAAGCCTCTGAGAAAACCATATATAGTTGGGAAGCTGGAAATAGCCAACCCTCTCCGGATGCCTTATTGATTATGTGCAATGCATACGGAGTAACTGACGTTCTCGGAACATTTGGATATGCAGAAAAGCTTCCTATAGAAAAACCCACTACTATTGCAGCTCATCTTGAGGGCGATGGTTACAGTAAAGAACAAATAGACAGAATCGAAGCATTTATCCGATTTGTAAAAACAGATGCCAAGTAATCCTTTTTATACCCCACCTACTTTGATAGACTTTTGATAAACAACAATGTAATGGAGGGATTTGCTTGAATACAAACGAAAAATTACGTCAATATGCGCATGATAATAATGTAAATATTCACAAATTCTATTTAGGGGAGGATAATTTAAAAGGGATATATATAGATGGGAATATTGCTATAAACACATCTATAGATACTACAATAGAAGAAAACTGTGTTATAGCCGAAGAACTTGGACACCATCACACTTCTGTCGGAAACATCTTAGACATGGATTTGACCGGAAACCGAAAACAGGAACGTCAAGCACGAATTTGGGCATTTAACAAATTAATCGGGCTTACCGGAATCGTCGAAGCATTCGAGCATGGATGTCAAAGCCGATATGAAATGGCTGAGTATCTGGAAGTTACAGAAGAATTCTTAGAAGAATGTGTGGCGTGTTACCGCAATAAATACGGTGTTGGAACCACACTGGATAATTATTATATAATGTTCATCCCCAACTTAAACGTTGGTAGGATAGATTTCTCAATGTAGGTCGTCAAAAGAGGAAAGAGAGGAAGAAACTATGGAAATCATTTTAGGAATAATCGTTTTGTGTTTAATTGTATCTTTGTTTAGCGCAATATGGCCATTGTTTTTGATTGCAGCACTGGTATATATCGCTTGGAAAGCATATGAAATTTACTACTACAAAAGCTCTTCGTTCTCGGAAATAAAACAAAAAATAACAAATTATATTGACGATTGCAACGATCTGAACCAGCATATCGAAGACCTTAAACACACTAGCCTTATTTCTAATAAAACAGACTATGGAAATGCAAATTACAAAGATACAAGTAATTGGAATTATCAAAGAAAATACTTGAAAAATCAAGAATATGCGCCGAACATACACAACTGCTCTCGCACTGTTTGTGATAATGCTCGAAAAAAACCATTTGAGTATATATGTAAGTACTTTGGAATAAAAGCTACAGAAGAAGACTTGTCAAGTTTTGAAAATGTTTTGAACAATTTTGAAGCAGCTGAAGAAGGAAAAAAACATTTAAACGATGAAAAAAAGAAAATTTTAGATAGCATACAGAATGAAGTCCCAACACTCATTAAAAAGTTTAGTAAACAAAAACTAGAGCAAAATCTTGGTTTTAAACAAGTAGATATGAGTACAGCATATTTCCCAAGATATGTGTTTCAGTATACAAGTTCTGGTGGTAACGCTGCCACAAAGTGTGACGTTGTTATGGATCCAGATAATCTAAACAGATTCATTTTATTTTTATCTGAAAAAATCAAATTCAAAAAAAGCGCTGCTGGTCAGCGTGCGCTAATGACCAGCAAGCTCCGCCAACAAATTAAAGAACGCGATAATTTTACTTGTAAACAATGTGGTGCTTCTATAAGGCAAGAACCAAACCTCTTATTAGAAATTGACCATATAGTCCCTGTTTCTAAAGGTGGTTTAACTACTGAGGATAATTTACAAACGCTTTGTTGGCGTTGTAATCGAAAGAAAGGCTCTAAACTCTATTAGCTATATCCTCCCCTGCTCCACAGCGGGCAGGGGAACAACTAAATAATGTATTTACCCAGACAGCCAATAGGGTGCATACCACCGTTTCCGAGTCTTGCGGAAGGAGTGGTTGATATGAGTACATATGAAGAATTCATGATTATTTTGACAGCCTGTAGTTTACTTGTAGCAATTCTGAATTTTACGCATAGAAAATAGCACCCCTGCTCTGGCCAAGCTTTGAGGTGCTATTTCTAGTTACTGATAGTTATGCCGGAAACGGATAGGTTTGTTCTATCGTATCGGCTGTCTTGTTAAGTACATTATAGCAAATGTACCGTAAAAGTCAAGAACCCTCTAACACTAAAGTCCCAGCGCGTATCCGTGATCATGGGCAAAGACACCGCCAGAACAAGGAATCAAGATTTTATAGTTTGCCCCTTTTATGCCCCTTTTTTTCTGTTTTGGGAAATAAAAAATACCGCAAACGCTATTGTTTACGGTATCTCTTCTTCAATATCCAATGCGGAAGATGGGACTTGAACCCACACAAGCACAATGCTTACAAGATCCTTAGTCTTGCTCGTCTGCCAGTTCCGACACTTCCGCAAGT